AAAATTGAGTTATTAGTTATAAATAATCAGAGGGAGGGTTGATGCTTTAATGTTTTTACAGATATATTTAAAAAAAGCTATATTTTTATTTGAAAAAACTATACTTTTTTTGAAAATAGCTGTAATAGAAATTCAAATTGGAATAATTATATGAATAAACGCGGTCCTGATTTCTAACATACTCCTTTTTTCGAAAATGCTTCGTCTATTATTTCCTTCAAATAATATTTTTGTGGTCCACGTTCATTTAATAGGTCCTCTTTACTTAAATTTTTAAACCAGTCTGGATAGCCCGGTGCGGTATTATAAAGTGGGAAAAAATACCGCTTTGAACTACAATCGCGCACATTATATGGTTTCATAATATTATTTAATTTATTACCGCGACTGTCGTATTCATTACACAATGCTGGAACATGTATATAATCCCAATCGCCAGTTTGGTTCATATGCTGGATACATTTTTCCAATACATTTCTTCCTATTTCATGATAATTGAATCTTTTTTTTTGAAGAATTACTTCTTCCGCACTTTGACGAACACATTTCATAAATTTGGTCTTCGGTTTGCTTATCATTAGTCCATTTGTCGGATTATTTTTACCGTCTGGATTCTTTGCGCAAGATTGGCGACTACGACCACAACCGAATCCCATATAATCACTATCACTTTCCATCAGTTTCTTATAGAGTGGGCATAAGCATTTTAATATAATCGTATCTGCATCAATCCATATCCCTCCATATTTTTCTAATAGGGCGTATCGATAATAGTCTGTTTTATGTGGGATGGAGAGATGGTCTAAATCAGCCGGATTTAATTCAGGTAAATAATTACGGATTGATTTTTCATTGAGCCTATGAATTTGAAAACAGTTCTTACAGTTATGTTGGAGTGAATCATAGCATAAATCAATATAAGCTGGTTTTTGACGACCTTCCATTGTTTCCCAGTAGCACCATATATGCGGTTTCAATGTTAGATGTTCTTTCTTTTTTTTACTGGATAAATATACAAATATAATTGCAAAACAGACAATAACAAGATTTTGTATATTTTTTAATGATAACATTAATATAATATAGAATTTATATTTTATTTTTTCATTGAAAAAATAAAATATATCTAAGATATAATTATGTTCAAATTCTTTCTAATAATAATTCTCTGTTTATTCATTATTTTTCCGATATTTGATACAAAGTATTATGAAAAATATGAAAATAATGAGGAAAAAATTCCCAGACTAATTATTCAGACTTGGAAAAACAACGATATTCCCAGTAAATACATTAATTCAATTCTTTCAATAAAGGATTATAATCCAAATTATAAATTCATGTTTTTCACTGATGAAGACATTGACAAATTCATAAAAGAAGAATATCCACAGTATTATTCAACATATAAAAGATTACCCGTAATAATTCAAAAGATTGATTTTTTTAGATATATTGCGGTTTATCATTATGGAGGCTTTTATTTTGATTTAGATATGACTGGATTATATTCAGTCGATAATTTATTAAAGTATGAGTGTGTTTTTCCAGTAGATATGATATTAACACCGGTCAGATGCGCTTCAACACGTTTTAAAAAATACTGCGATAAAGGTCTTGATTATATACTCGGACAATACGCATTTGGAGCAAAACCGAAACATCCATTTATAAAAGCATTAATAGACGGAATTAATGATAATATAGATAAATATATTAAAAAATTCAAAAAAAATAAGACATTACATTATGTGTATGCTACAACTGGACCTGATTATGTAATGAATGTTTATTTGGATTATAAAAATAAAAATAATATTCATGTTTTAGAATATCCAGAATCCCAATATTTTGGGAAATACGCCAAACATGACCATTTTGGAACATGGAAAAATTAGAATATATATAATTTTTATCTGTTTTATATATATGGATCCAAATATATGGGGGCCACGATTATGGTTTTCAATACATTCAATGAGTTTTACTTACCCGTTTTATCCAACAGATAAAGATAAAGAAATTTACAAGAATTATTTTAAATTACTTGAAAATACTCTCCCCTGTGGATTATGTAGGAACAATTATAAAAAACATATTGAAATGTTTCCAATAGAGCCTCATTTAGAAAACCGTAAAAAATTAGCTCATTGGTGTATTGACATGCATAACATGGTGAATATTGAAAATAAAAAGCCGACACTTTCATATGGGGAAGTATTGGATATTTATGAAAAAAATTATGGAAGAAAAATTCATTTAGTTGACCCCGAGCCTCATAAGCCCCAGAGTAATATATTGGATGATTCCGGATGGAAAGACCAGCGCAAGAAAAAGATTAAGATAATTTTCTTAAATAACTTTGTTTTTTTCTGTGTTTTAATATTTTTGATTATCATTCTATTGCTCGTTTATTTATTTACAAAATAAATTTTTATCATGTTATTTTATGGAACAAAAAAAAGAAGATATATACCTTAGTTCGGAAGATTCATACAATCTCTATAAATTATTTTATGAAGTTTCACAATTATTAGAAAAAAATGGGGTCGTTTATTGGATAATTGGAGGAACATTTTTAGGAGCTGTTAGGTCCGGTGGTATAATTAAATGGGATGATGACGTTGATATAATGATTCCAATTGAATACAAGAATAAATTATATAAATTATTTGAAAATAATAAAACATTAAATATTTATAAAAACAATAAATATTGTAATAAAATTAAGTATCGAAATACTGATAAATATTTTATTGATATTTTCTATTCGAAGCAAAATAGAAAGAATGGAAAGATTGTAATTGAACATCATAATAAACTATCTAAAAAAAAATGGCCAAATGAATATTTTTATATACAAGATTTATTTCCATTAAGAAAATATAAATTTGGTGCTTATGAAGTGTATGGTCCAAATAAATATCATGAATTTATGGAGCGTAATTTTAGTAAGAAATGGAATACGGAAGCAGTTATAAGCCATTCTCATACAAAAAAATTGATAAAAAAGATTTATTTTACGATGAAACATGAAGATTATGAACCAGCGAAACCATTTTTTGTCCCGAAACGCGATGAAAAACTTGATACTTATGAATTGATGTATGAAAAACCGATCAATTTGGTAAATCCAGAATACGTTGATAATACAATATGGAAAGTTCGGCGCAATAAAAAAACAAAAATAATTTTTTATAATATATTTATATTTTTTGCGGTTTTAATCGCGATAATAATTATTATATCGCTATTTTATTTAGCTAAAAAATAAATTTTATCATGATATTGTTATTTATTCGAATGATATAAAAACAGAAGATTTTTATATCTTTTATAATATAGGAATGACAAAAATTAGAATGAAAAAAGATAAATTTGCGGTCCGGATAAGAAAGAAAATTGATAAAAATAATGTGATAGAACATTCATCAAGTAAAAAATATATGTATTATCCAGATTTTAGTGATAAGGACTTCTACGAAAAAATATATATTAAGAAAGAATTCTTCAAAAATAAGATAAAGCGCAATAATCAGAGAACGGAGGACATCTGTAATGCGCGATTATTTAATTTATCTCCACAACAGGAGTTTTTAAAAAATTATATTAGCATTGATACTCCATATAATGGCATTTTAATTTATCATGGGACCGGAGTTGGTAAAACGTGCTCAGGTATTCAAATTGCGGAGGGATTCAAGGATATTATGAAGCGGATGCACGTCGATAACCGGCGCAAGATTACAGTTTTATTAAGCCGTCGTATTCTTCAACAGTTTAAAGACCAGATTTATGATATCCGAAAGGAAATTAAAAAAGAGCGCCCTGACGACATTGTTCAGTGCACTGGAAATACATACAGTCTCAACTTTGAGCAGTTTAGTGGATTAACAATTCAGCAAAAACGGAAAGAAACGGGACGCCTTGTAAATTCATATTACCAATTTTATGGATATGAAGAGTTCGCGAATGAACTTATGAGCGACATCGGATGGAATGGGAAAAAGAGTTCTCTGACCGATATTCAAAAAAGGGCGATTCGTAGCAAATTTCAGAACCGTGTAATCATAATTGATGAAATCCACAATATCAAGAGTGATACTTCGGATGTTGAATTGCGTAAGGTCCCCCCCATTTTACAGGCGATTGTAACTTACGGTGAAAATATTCGACTCGTTTTAATGAGCGCGACTCCGATGTATGATAATGCGAATGAGATTATTTATATATTGAACCTCCTTTTATTGAATGACGGGCGTCCTCCGATTAAAAGGAGTGAAATCTTCGATAGTAATGAGAATTTAGTTCCGGGGGGTGCCGAGAGAATTCGGGAACTGTCGAAAGGTTATATAAGCTATTTGCGAGGCGAAAATCCAGTCGTTTTCCCTTTAAAAATAGAGCCATCAGATGCGACGGTTCCGAATATAAAATATGATATTTATGGGAAGGTCATTCCTCCGAATGAGCGTTTTGATAAATTGAAGATATCCACATGTGAGATGAGCACATATCATTATGATGAATACTTGAAGAAGTTGAAAACTATTGATAAAGATAAGCCAGAAGAAGATGATGATGATGCTGTGGAAATGGTAGTAGATGAAGATGATGATGAGGAAGTCATTCTGAAAAAGAATGATTATGATAAATATGCAAATTCGCTGTCTCGCCGTATATGTAATATTATATTACCGGACAAGAATGGTAATTTTACGAACCCGAAGCGCGACTATGCTTATCAAACGTCCGATAATGGTCGTGGGGCGTTCATTATCGATTCCGGAAAATCTACAAACTCTACCAAGAAAAAAAAGAGGACATATCAGTTTCGGTTTCAGACACACCTTCGATTCAACGCGGGGAAGAGCGACGAAGCCCCTTTCTTAGACGAAAAATATCTGAATAAATACAGCGCCAAATTTTATAGCGCCCTACAAAATATCAAGAATGGGAAGGGCATCTGTTATATATATTCTGAATTCATTTGGGCGGGTGTATTACCTTTCGCAATGATGTTGGAGCAAAACGGGTTCGAGCGCTACCTGTGGAGTGGGGAGAGGCCGTTGCTGGACTACCCGCGAAAGAGGAATCCCATTTGTGCATTATGTGGGAATGATGCTCTTGCGCGAATACACAATAGTGGTTCATCGAATTATCACGAGTTTCGGAGAGCGAGATACATATTGATTTCGGGGGACACAAACATTTCCACAATTGAGACATCCAATTTGATGAATATTATGAACCACGATAATAATAAATACGGCGAGGAAGTGAAAATTATTATAGGGACACGCCTTTTGGGCGAGGGATTGGACTTCAAGCGGATACGTCAGGTTCATATATTGGAGCCGTGGTTCAACTTGTCGCGTATTGACCAGACAACTGGAAGGGCCAGTCGGTGGTGTAGCCACGCCGATTTACCATCGGTCGAGCGCAATGTAGAAGTCTTTTTATACGCAGTTGTTCCCCCAAAGAAAGCCAGTAAAAAGGAGAAAGAGACGGAAACCATTGATACACGTATATATCGTATTGCTGAAATAAAGGACCGCAAAATTCGGGAAATATCATACCTCTTAAAACAATCAGCAGTAGATTGCGCCCTGAATAAAAACGGAAATATATTTGATTTTGGAGGGAAGAGTGTTGAGATGGTTAGTAGCTTGGGGCGGAGGGTCAGGATAAGATTGGAGGATAATAATGGGAGCAGGGAATGCGATTACAAGGACTGCAATTATAAGTGTGTATGGGAGCCTGATAGGAAGAAGATATATAAGGTAAATATCGATACCTATAATGAGAGGTTTGCGAGGTCCGATATAACTAAATCGAAGAAGATATTAAAGAAATTATTCGAGGTCGGTTATGTTTATACGTTGGAGGATTTGGTTAAAATTATTCGAGAACATATGAAGCACTTTGAGCTTCAATTTATATATATCGCAATTACGGAGATGATTAATAATCGTGATGAGCCGATTTATGATATGTATAATCGGCGTGGATATATGATTCATAAGGGTCCATATTATATTTTCCAGCCGATTGAATTCACTTATACGGATGCTCCTCTTCTTTATAGGATGCGACCCTTTTCACAGAAGACAGCTGAATACGTTTTCAAGAATGATGTGGAGGAAATTGATTATAATATGATTATGACGAAGAATCAGGTAAAAGATGGGGATATACTTGCATCAGTAATTAAAAATGCGGAGATGATTCAAAAAGAGATAGAATCAAATCACAAAAATAAGATGTATATTATTTTGACGCAGATCGTGGATAAATTAAATGACAAAGACAAGAATGTTATTATTAAGAAGATTTTCATTGATTATTATGAGTCAAAAGGAAAGATGACGAACCCATATCTGGTATTACTCTATGAATATTTTGAGCCATTGTTCCTTTATAAATATCGTGATTTAGAGGTGGGAAAGGATGATGTCGCAAATGATAAGCTAATTGGATACTATTATATATTCAAGAACTTGAAAGCGAATAATAATGAGAATAAGACTATTATGAAGATATTTTGCTACAATGAGGATACAAAATTGGTGGGCGAATGTGGGTCTGAAATACGCGACCGCTTGAAGCTCAATATGAAAATAAAAGCATCGAAACAGACAAAGAATGCTTCCCGAAATTACAATATTATCTACGGGTTCATGGTATTAAAAGATGGACCATATGTTTTCAAGGTTTATGATGGAACTCGGGATACAGGGGCGGTTACTCTGAATATGAAGAAGAGTAAGCGGTCTGAAATGAAGGGAAAAGAGTGTGATTTTCATAGTGTCGTTGAATTGAATGAGATGTCGAAGAAGACTGGAATTGAAATAGCGGGGACTCAGAAGAAAAAGATATGCGTCGTATTTGAATACAAGTTGCGCGAGTATGATTATGATAGACATCAAGGAAAGCGATGGTTTCTTAATTCGATAGAGACGATGAAATATTCTTCGCAATTACTAAAAAAGTGAATTTAAAAGTAGTTTAATTTATTATATATTATATAATGAGTTCTCTTACAAAAAATGACATATACTTTTATACTCAAATTAAGAAACGGATATCGTTAAATCCACGCTATTTAGATGAGAATTTTCCGGCGTATATCGAGAAAATCGTGAAAAATAATGTGGAGGGAAAATGTATCAAGGAGGGATACGTTGTTCCAAATACGGTTATCATATTAAAGAGGAGTATTGGAAATATGAATAATAATCAGTTCAATGGAAATATTACGTTCGATATTACTATCGGGGCAAAAGTATGTAATATTCCGGTGAATAGTGTAATAAAGGCGTCCGTTAAGAAAATTAACAAGCTTGGTATATTGGCGGAATTGGGCCCACTGATGATAATTGTTCCAAAGGAAATTCATCAGGATAAGGAGCCTTTTTCGAAAATTAATATTAGCGATGAAATTGATTTGCTCGTAATTGGAAAGACATTCCATTTGAATAGCAATGTTATCTCGATATATGCAAAATTGAATAGCGAAGTTCGAAAGAAGGTAGTGATTCAGGTAAGAAAAGGGGTCGATAAGCATAAAAATATGGATTCTTTGGTTGCGTCTGATTCTGTTCTTGAATCGGAGTCAGATGTTGATGATGAGGTGGAGACCGACAGTCAAGATGAAAGTGCTTCAAATTCAGAGAATGAAGATGAGGAGTCTGAGGATTTGGAAGAATTAGACGATGACTTGGGAGAATTGGATGAAGATATGGAAGGAGAGGCAAATCCGGTTGAAGATGCTGAAATAATAAGCGATGATGAAGAGGAAGAGGAAGAAGACGATGATGATGAAGATGACGGCGACTACGAAGATGATGAATAATCAATATAAAAAAAATGTGATATATTTGTTTAAAATGGAGGACCCAATTTCAGTTAAAGATATTCGCATTATGAAAGAATTCATCGAGAAAAAGATGAATAATAGTCAGAAGATTCAAATCATTGATATTATAAAAAACAATAATTTACGTTATACATTGAATAAGAATGGTTATTTTATTAATCTAACTAATATACCGAATCATTTATTGAATAAAATAAAGATGTTTGTCGATTTTACAAAGGATAATGTTCGCGAGTTAAGTAAAACAGAAGACATATTGAATAATGAGAAGACACGAATTGAGGCTTTTGATAAAAATGTGAATAATTCAGTTGTATTTCCAATAATGGATAATGATATGGAGAAAAATATTAATTTTGAGATTTATTCGTTGGATGGGATAAATGAGATTTTTGAAGAGTATCGCAATATTAATGATGATGAGATTGAATTTGAGACTAATTTTGTTGTTGATACAAGTCGGGAAATAACTGGTTATAAGATTGTATTGAAAAAGTATAAGACAAAATATGTTGGAAATCGGGCGAAAATATTGAAACGGTTTCGTGATATATCTCGGATGAGCGTTAATACACGTAGTGTTAAGACTTCACTTAATGCGGTAAAACCGAAAACAAAAACGAAGAAGAATATTTCAGTTGAGAAGGGTGATGAGCAATTGTCGGAAGAAGATGAGGAAGAAGAGGAGGAGGAAGAAGATGAGATTGATGATGAGTAGGCGATTGCGATTCGAATATTTTAACTTAAAACTAACTGACTATTATAATATAATAGTCAGTCATGATACCAATTGATAAATTACATAGTTATTTAAATAAAGGAGGGTGCGATATGGGGAAGGATTATGTTTTTCATATTCCGGAGAAGGTCATCGCGGAGGGGCATATATATGATAAATATATTTTGGATGCGAAGTATAGTTTCGTAGATAAGGATATTAGTGATGTTCCGGAATGGACTGGATTGGATTCTTCATTTAAGATGGTTAAGGACCGGAACAATGAGAGGAAGAACAGTTTTATTTATTCAATATTAAATGAGGTCTTGGGTGAATTTCGTTATTTGGATAGTAAGTCGAAAATTATAATGATTAAGGACCTGATGCGACAGATTGCATATGACATGGAGGAGAAGGCTCTGTATAGGGATAATGATTATACACGGAAGAGGACTTTGATTAGGGAGAAGTTTATGGCAAATGAGGATATTGATGATGATGTGGTATTAAAGGGAATAATTGTGGATTATTTTTCGCTAACTGTTTATATTTTTAAGGAGGTTGTGGGTGGATTAGTTAAGAGGAGGAAAGTGGAAAGGATGAGTTATATTCCAAGTATGTGGAAAAATGATGACAGGAAGACCGAGTATGTTTTGAAGAATCCGTCTTGTTTTTTGATTGAGAAGGAGGGGCGATATTATCCGGTTTTTAATAGTCATATGACAGGAGTCATGTCATGGGAGAGTATGGGAATTGAGTTTTTTGAGGAATTACGGACTGGTGGGACTCAACCAAAATCTGAAACGAAATTATTGAAGAAGATGACATTAGTTGAATTACAGAAGGTTGCGATTGATAAAGGAGTTTCGATATTTAAGAAGTCTGAGAAGACTGGAAAGGATTTGAAAAAGAATATTTCAGAATTGAGAGAAGAATTGGAAAATTTGTGAAAAAAATATATAACAATAAGATATGGTATTTTTGGCTGAATATATTTGGATTGGGGGAAATAATGAATTGCGAAGTAAGTGTCGGGTTATGAATGAATGCGACAGTGTATATGACAAAGATTCTATATATTTTTATCCGGATTGGAATTATGATGGTAGTTCCACTGGTCAGGCGATTGGAAGCGATAGTGAGGTTATTATGAAGCCGAGGGCAGTTTTTAAATGTCCTTTTAGGAAGGGTGATAATCGGATGGTATTATGTGATACATATTTACCAAGTGGGGAACCTCATATTACGAATCATCGTGCGGGGGCAGTTGAGATATTTGATAAGAAACCAGATGAAGAGCCATGGTTTGGCTTGGAACAGGAGTATTTTTTGATTGATTTAAAAACGGGGAAACCGTTGGGTTGTGAGTCTTCTATTCCTGCGCAAGGGCAATTTTATTGTGGGGTTGGTGGTGGGAATGCATTGGGTAGGGATGTTGTAGAGGAGCATTTAGAGAAGTGTTTATATGCTGGATTGAGGGTAAGTGGGATAAATGCGGAAGTTGCTCCGGCGCAGTGGGAGTTTCAGATTGGGCCTTCTTTGGGTATTGAAGCGGGGGACCATTTGTGGATGGCTCGTTATATATTGAATCGTGTTTCCGAAAAGTATGGGGTTCGTATTGATTTGACGCCGAAATTGATTACGGAAATTAATGGGAGTGGATGCCATACAAATTTTAGCACAAAGTTCATGCGAGAGGGGACACCTGAAAAGACTGGATTGGAATTGATTGATGAGGCGATTATGAAATTGAGTAAGAAGCATATTGAACACATGATGATATATGGAGAGGGAAACAAGGAGAGGATGACTGGTCATCACGAGACTGCAAGTTATGATGAATTTAGTTTTGGGAGGGCTAATCGTGGAAAGAGTGTTCGCATAGGGAATGATACCATTAATAATAAGCGGGGGTATTTTGAAGACAGAAGACCGGCGAGTAATTGCGACCCGTATTTGGTAACGGCGATGATCTTTCAGACATGTTGCTTGTAAAAAACTCAGTTTTAGCTTAAAATTAATCTACTATATATTATAAAATATGAATTACAATATATTCAAAAAATTAGGAAACAATAAAATCCGTATAGAATTTGGAGATAATTTACCAAAAGAATTATTTGAGAAGATTGTTGAAAGATGTATTTATTCTACTGAAAATGGTGGTATGGGCTTTAAATATGAAATGAAGACACATTTGAAAGAATATACAACTCCATTAGAGTATGGATACGTTGATGGAAAAGATGAAATTAAGAGCTATTGGCAATTTGGGATCTCTGAAATGAAACACATTAAAGAAACTGTTGTTCAGGATGATGAGATTGAGAAATATGGGATGAAAGTAGTTGTATTTCATGATAGCGAAGTAAAAGAGCTCAAAGGTGGGAAAAAAACTTATCAGTATGTGAATAAATACGAAATATTGGATGACATGTTCGGATTTTATTTGGATTTGATTGAAGAGCGACAGATAGAAAGTCATCTTTCATTTCGGGACAGTGGATGTATGGGAATTCCATTTAAATATAGTGTCCAGTTGCGATTTGATAAGAAAGTCGAAGATAGTATCAAAATTGGCGAGGAGACAATTGAGTTCGAGAACTATTTCAGTAAGTTTTTGAGGTGGTTATTTGAGGAAATCCAGCAGACTAATTTTATTATATCTGTGGATGAGAAGAATAATTTATTGAAGTCTTTTCGTCGATTTATTAGTGATGGATTTTATGTAGAGCCAGTTGGTGTATTAAGGCGTAATTTTTTTAAGAAAGATGGAATACCGTATGTTCGCGAGAATTATGGAGTTTCATTTTATCCGGAAGGGGAAGTCTGTTATTTATTTATCACTGAGAATTTCAGCAAGAATGTTGATGGAAAGATTTTTATTATTTTGAATGACCGGATTATAAATACGGGGAGGGAAGTTAGCGGGTATGAGAATAGTATTTGCGAGGGCTATTATAACGCACAGAAGAATACATTTGTTATGACGGATATTTTGTATTATCGGGGGGTCGATGTAAGGAAGACGAAGTTCTTCGTTATGGGAGCAGGGACTAAGGAGAAGATGCGTCATGAATACATGTATCAATTCTTTCGGGAGTGTATTCAGAAATCGACGTATATTATTGCAGAGCTAAGAGAAGAGGCCACTAAAATTTACGTTGGGAAATATTTATTCGGAAGTGGGTCTTTATTTGAGGATAATATAAATGAGTTATTTGATAAGATTAGCATTCAGGAGTATCCCGTAGAGGGTATAATGTTTCGCCCGATGGCAGATTTTTATCCTGAGCGAAGTGGCCACTGGTATGAGTGTATGAGGTGGCGCTATCAGTCAATGAGAACTGTCGATTTCTTAGTCAATTATGTTCGCGATGGTAAAAATGACAAGGTGAGCCCTTTTCAATTACCGAGCAAGGATGGTCAGTTTGGGCGGATTATTTATTATAAGACGCTCAAATTAATGATTGTTAGTGCAAGTGGGAAGGCGGTTGATTTTAATCCCCGCGGGGGGAATCCGATGACGAATATTGCGAATGTTCCTTTACACGAGAGTGGGAGGTTGCTTGTTAGTAGTGGGGATGAAATCGAGAATGGGATGGTAGTTTCATTCTTATACCAGAGGATATATGGAGAATATACGAACCTTTTTCGTTGGACGCCGGTCGCTATAAATTATTCTAAGACTGCCCTTTTTCAAAAGAAGATGGATATTGGATTGAATGAATCATATGGAAATCATATATGGAACGCGCTGAATAATCCGATTACAGAGACTAACTTAAAAGAGGGGTCCGTTCCAGAAGAAGATTTGAGTTCCTTTTATTACATTGAGAATTCGAACAGAATTAAGAAGTATCCATTCCAGATTTTTCACAATCGGATTATTAAGGATAAGCTTATTAGTGGTGTATGTCCAGCAGTTTTGGGTGGGAAGGATGAAATGATGGGTTCCCTGCTGGATTTAGCGTGTGGAAATGGGGGAGATACTTCGAAGTGGAGGCTCGGGAAGTTGAAGACTGTTGTGGGGATTGATATTTCGAAGGATAATATTGATGGTGCAATTGAACTGTATAAGAGGGTCCCGAAGCCGAGGCCGGATACGACATACATTTGGGGTGATTGTGGGAAACTTATTTTTCCGAGCTTTGACTGTGCTATGGATACATACGGGCGGGTAAAAATGGAGAAGACTTTTCTATCGAAGAATCAGTATGATATAGTTAGCTTACAATATGCGGTCCATTATTTTTTTGAGGATGAAATCTTATTGAGGAGTGTTTTACAAAATGTAAGCGATAATTTGAAGGTGGGGGGTCATTTTATTGGGACAAGCTTGGATGGGGGGCGTGTGTATAAGATGTTAGAGAAAGATGAGATGAAGGAGGGTAAAATTGGGGATGACTTACTATGGAAGATTACAAAGGAATATGATATTAAGAAGTGGGATGCTAAGAAGCCGAATATGGGTCATCAAATTGAAGTTTTTGTGAAGACAATTGGGATATCACATAAGGAGTATTTGGTGAATTATGAATTTTTGAAGACAATTTGCGGGGAGTATGGAATGGAAATAGTGGAAATTAAGGGATTTGAGGAGAGATATTTAGAGGCTTTGGATACGGGAACTGAGTTTGAGAATGATTTACGGGCGATGAGCGCGGTTGAGAAGGAGTTCAGTTTCTTACATAATCAGTTTAAGTTTATTAAGAAGAGAGATGCGAATGATTCAACTTATAAGAAATTGATGACAATGATTCAGAAGAAGATTAAGAAAGAAGGAAGGACTGTTAATTTAGAAAATAAGAAGTTTACAATTAAGATTAGAAAAGGATAAAATAAAATATTTATAGATATTATAAGATGAATCGTAATAATGATGAAAATAATGGATATAGTGCGAATAATGAAGCGAATAATCAGAAACAAAAGAATAAAAATAACAATAATGAAGAAGATGAACTTGAAGTAAGTGAAAATGAAGAAGTTTTAAATAATAATAATGGAAAAGGTAATAAGGGATTAAAAATAAGCGCAAATGATAACAAAATTGCGGATGTTATTCTTGCTATGTTTCAGATTCAAGCTACTTTGCGTGTGTCGCACTTTTTATCAGAAAAGAAATCTGACCATGAAACACTTGATAAGTTTTTAAAGAAATTCAATAAAAAGATGGATAAATTTATTGAAGTATGGATGGGAAAACATGAGAAGTTCGATTTAGGTAAAAATAGACAGGTTAATGTTTATCAGATAACTAAAGATGAGCTGTTTGCTTATTTGGACCTCGTTTTACAATTTTTGACTGGGGATAGTATGAATAATAGTGTTTATAAGTTGAGCAAATATACATTAGGAAGCATTATGAACAGTAAAAAGAATGTTGACTTGATGAGTATTCGGGATGATATTGTTAGAAATATTAACCGTATGAAATACAGGTTGCGATTGCAATAATTTATAAAACCCAAATGGGTTACAAATTGATTGAAAACTTTTCAAAATTTAAAAGTTTTCAATTTAATTGGAAGAATTGACTTAGCGCTTCGAGAGCGACCTCGCATGTTGAGTCTTCGGTTTCAATCAAATACACCAATATTTGGGAAGCATCTTCATTCAGGACACATTCCTGCATATAGGCAATCGCATTAGATTTGTTGTCTGAAGACAACAGTTGAGCAAGAGTATCTGGATTGAGTTTCTCTGGAACTCGCGCAGCACCTCCTCCTGATGATCTGATAATCGCCCTTGTTTCCTTGACCGATACCTCAATCGCTACATCATCAGTCCAAAAATCAGTTTCGAACGATGAAATGATATCTTCGAAGAGACCCTGATTTGATTTATCATATTGCGTAGCTACCTTTGGAAGGGCCTTATCACAACTTTCTCCAAGTGAAACAAACATTTCACTAAGATCCTTAATCTCATTGGTTTCGAACTGAATCGCAAAGAGTTGAATCTGTTGGAAGAGCTCCTTGACATGTCGTTCTCGTGCTTGATAGGCATGTTGAACAATCGATAGAACGATTTCTCGAACAAGATTGCTCTTCCAGTAGGGGAGACACTTGTTGAAGAGGTCATACAAGTCGCTTGAAGTGAGAAGAAGAATTTTCAATTCTGACAATTTGATTGTATCGATTTTCTTCGGTTTGGCGACTTCGTTTTTGGGAAGCTCCACACGGTAAATCGCGGAAATCGCAGTCAAAACGAGGTGTTCGATTGGCTTGAAATTTTCCAACGACAACTTGTATTTATCCAACCTCTCGATCTGCTTCGCAGTCAAAACAACTTTCGTCTTAACCGCCTCATCCAAATGCATCTCCAACTTCTCCAAATCCTCAATCTTATTGAGAAAAGATGGCTTTTTCAGCTTCCGAACTCCAATAACGGCCATGACGTGTTCGGTCACACGAGTTGCTGGATCAGAGAGATCCTTTGTATTGGGGAACTCTGCCATAATGCCCTCGTATGTGATAGTATGTGAAAGCCCAAGATACGAGAACAAGCATTTCAACAGATTAACGATCGCTGAGATGTGCTTCGTGAAATTAAGGGTTTTGATGCGTTCAGCCAGAGACTGGATTTGCTTGATTTCAGAAATCCTCATTCTGAGGTCTCGTTGAATCGCTTCATTCTGGCCGGTGATGAATTTAGCCAATTCGGAATCAAACAGAGTCTGAATTCGTTCAACCATCCTCTCAACCGGAATTTCTTCGGATTCTGAACTTACGAGCTCGAACTCTGGAACGTTCTTCATCAATGCGATGAGAGATAGTTTGTTCAGGAGGAACGGTAGAAACCGTTTGAAGATCTCGTGGAATGAATCCTCACGTAGAACCGTCTTGCACAATATCTCCGAAATAATAGATATAACTGAGGTAACTTCAGAAAGGACATCCCTATTTGACGTAATCCCTTTTCCAAGAAGTTCTCGCATTCGTCGAAACTTTGTGGTATCCTTTCCATCACTCTCAGCTGTTTCACATGCAGCTTCCAATTTTGCATATGCGATTTTGAAATCAGCCTTTTCAGCAATGTGCTTTTCTCGATAAACAGCATTTAGGATATCGAGCTGTTTGACATTCTTGTATTTGTCCATCAGCAGAACGACGAGAAGCGCGTCAATCAAACTCAGGAAATATGAGGTGTTCCCGAGGATATCTTCAAGGTTCTTCCCGAGAGACATAACGTCGTAAGCTCGCTGAAGAAGATCCGGTGTGGTGTTTTCCGAAAGAAGTGTCATGAACGACAGAACCGCTGCTTCAAGAGGTTTTGTTTTCTCAATGTTCAGCATTGAAAGGAGGACCTCGACAGTTTCCTTCCCGTTGATCTTGGTAAAGCTCTGACAGAGTTGCACGATCTTCAGAATATATTCTGCTTGGACGACGAACATCGTTTTCACATCAGAATATCGACGTGTTTTCGAGTCACCTTCATCGGAACCAAACGAGTAGTAGAGCGCCATCAAAAGGGTATCCGGAAATGAATCCGAAATGGAGATAGATTCATTCTCGATTTTGAAAATCGCCCCAAGTTGATCTGGTACGATATGCTTCAACCCGAGTCCGAAATCGGATGAAGTCAGAAACGATTCGAAGAGAATGTTGTCAAGCGCTTTAAATAACATCTCTGGACAGAAGACCGTCTTGTCGTCTTTCGGGTCATCACTGACCCTTTTTCGAAATTGCGCACTCAGTTTGGCGAATTCGTCGCACAGCGGAACATCCTTCTTCGACTTCTGTGACTTCACGCGATTGATGTACTCTAAAAGCCAATACAAGATCGACTTTTTTGCATTCGGGTCATTCATTTCATTGAAGGCATGCTGACCGGTTAACCTCCCGTCCTTCATATGTCCCTTCTTCCATCTTCCAGAAAGCATGTTTGATTTCTCGGGATGAAGTGAAATGAGAAACATGAACGGAAGCAAGTGTCTCACCAAATTCCGATAAAATTCATTCTGGTTCTCTTCCGGCACTTGTTCTGAATACATCTTCAAGACCTCTTTCAAGCAGGATTTCAGTAGTTCCTGAACACTCATCTTAATGTGGGAACCATCTTTCCCCAAATGAAATGAATACGTTTCAGTGTGCAAAACCTGAATTAGTTCATTAAACATAACAGTCTTTGCGTCCTTGAAGAACTTGTCTTTGAATTCGGTTGAAGCCCCATCAACTTGCCTCGATCTAGAAAAGGACTTAAAAGTCGTTGTCAGAAATTCTTCGGTGATTTCTGTCGACAATCCTTTCTTTTCATGAGCCTGAGAAAGATAGGTCATGAACGACCCAAAAACTGTTATCAGAACCTTGCGTTCTTCTGATGACAAAGCCTCAATAAATCTTGAGAATTCAGGAATGCTCTTGATTATGTAAAATGCAAGCCGCATGTTCGAACCCGAAGCAGTCGTCGTACAGTTGCGAAGAAGTTCAGCCTTAGCGCTTGAAAGCTGTTGCTGGCAAATCTCACCCAGTCTCTTATTTTCTAGAAGAGTCTTTGCTACCTTGCTTGCCTCATGTAACTCGTGAATCTGCACGAAGTGCTTATTCTTGTAAGGCGAACTTTTTCCAAAACTTTCGCATGCTAAACGCATTTCTTGAAATTTTCCGTTTTCAGAAAGACCACAAGCACTGTGAAGGTATTCCAGAAGTTCGCGGGATGGGATATCATCCGGCTTTTTCTTTGCGATTTCCAATGGGTCCGACCTAAGAGCCGATGCGAAAGAGTGTTCCGATTCAATCGATTTCGCAAGTTGATCAAATAGTGAATCAACTTCGGATGGAAGGTTTAGACATTCGATCAAACCACTCAGAATGCTTCGAATGTCGCCCTGCGTGGTATCATCCTGCTCGATAAGGTCGATGTTTTTCTGAAAAATCCTCGAAAACTTTGCAAACATTTCGAACTTTGTAGAAAGGTCTTTCAAGACAGTATGAAGATTCGATTTATCGATTTCTTCAACTGCGAGGGTCTCTTTCAGAGCCTTTTTTGCCATATATAGAAGTTGGAGACTTTCGGCTGACGAAGAAGGATCATCAAGAACCTTCTTCGCAAGCACGCCACAGTTCGGAGATGCCTTAATTTTCTGAAAAATTTCAGTAATTGTTCGAGGTTCCCCTTGAGCAGGCGGAACCCGCTGGTGAGACTTTGAGTCGAATGCAACTGCGCCTCCGCCCACATTATCATGCTTGTAATAGCATCGGTCGCCATAATCACATTCTCCGTGTTCAAGCATGTTCTTACATGGAATTGATGCCCACTTTTTGAGTTGCTCCCGTGTTGGAGGTTCTCTTTTGGGTTTGTTTGTTGGTGTTTGAGAGTTTGGTTTACTCATTTTGTGTGTATTGCTTACCTGCGAAATCCTTATAATTTTGATTAGCTTTACCATCAATTTTTACTGACTTGGAAGGTTCGGTTTAACAAATTTATCAACCATAATTTCCCCGAACTGTTTCGACGCAGTATGTTCATCAGTCTCCTTATTCCGAACCTTATCAATCATCCCAATCATTTGTTCAAACTGCAATAAGTCAAATGCCTTCCCCTGCTCCAAAACAAGCGTAAAAAGTGATGGATATCTGAACGCAAATCCCTCATATTTTTTCTGATATTTTCCACGCAGGTCCGCGAAATTCTTACGCTGTCTCAGCTTATCATCATTCTGGTTATCAGTTTCCGAAAGTAGCTGGTAAACGAGGAATTTGACATCATTTGTCGATAAATGCTCATCGAATTCCTTGTTTGTCATTGGGGGAAGTTGGTCCTGAAAATCGGCCAGATTTGGGGCGCTACCACCGGATTGAACAACAAAATTCTTATCCATTTTATAAAATATAAAATACGTTTTATCTTTAAGTTGTTTTTATTTCTATGAAATAATATGAAATTATGGATTATAGTTAGTATTGTTTTATTTGTATTTTTATTAACTCTTACATTATTATACATTTACGGGCGCAGTTTAGAGATGGAGTGTGAAGAATTTGATAACCCACTTGACGCGAAAACCGACATGATTGATAAATTATACGGAAAATTATTCGATAAAGTTTTTGATGAAAAAACTGCGATTCTTTCAGAAACGAAGGAGATTCTCGATTTTATAAAGCGCCATCCCGTTAAATCAGGAGATGATAAATCGTATATATTGGACGCAGGGACAGGTACAGGGAAGCATTATCAGCATATTAATTCCGGAAATACTGGGCTTTCTGTAGTCGGTTTAGAAAGGAGTCAGGCGATGGCCGATATTTTCAATGTCCGAAACCCAATTGGAAAATTGATTATGGGGGACCTCCGGAATGAGAATCTCTTCGAAAGCGAGAAATTCTCTTATATTCTGTGCTTGAAAGAGACGCTCTATCATAATTCGATGAATGATTGGAACACCATATTGAGCAATTTTTATTTTTGGTTGAAGCCGAGCGGGTATCTTATTATTCACGTATTTGACAGGAATAATTTGGACCCTGCCCCGCTCAATATGTCA